TTGCTTCAATATATTCGGAAGCAGAGTTACGTTCCGAAAGAGGTGAAAGATATTCTATATTTGGTAGTTCTCTAAAGTATCCCATCTTAGTAACCTACTCCTTGAACATTATCATTCTGAATCTTATTTCCTGGTTTACCATTAAGACCATAAGCTAGATCATTGTCACTAAATTGTTGATTTTCTCCATTAAAGTTGATATTATCATAATCAGCTTCATAAATTGGAACAAGTTCTTTAAATGTTAGTGTCATGATTATAGCCAGAGGTGTTCCATCACCATAGGTGGCATAAACATTTTCTCCAGTATAATTGACACTCATATCACTGAGAACCGCTGGTTTAAATGTATTTAAAAAAGGATGTGGGCGATTACCTTTTTTATATTGTAGTTCAAAAACGTTAGGTGTTTTTAGAAATAAACCATCATCAACAGATTTTGCCGCCATATTTTTCTTCAGAGTTCTAATAATAGACTTAATGGATGTTGATTCATTTTCATCTCGTGGAGTCATTTTGAACGAGAATCTAAAAGTTCTCAAGGTTACATTATTAAAGAGTAACTCCATGTTTGGGTTAAGAACCTTACCTTCAGAACGTGCAAGTATTTGGTTGACAGATACGTTTGCACCAAATACATTAACTGCATTAGCTGCTAATTGTTGTAATACTAAATTTTTTAATTGTGGTGTATTTGCACCTAACAAGTCTTGGATTCTTGTTTTTTGTTGTTCAAACGCTGCTTTATTTTGTGCAGTTGAAGTAGCATCAACTCCTAATTTAACAGAACCCATTATACCGCTAACCATGTCTAAAGCAGTGCCAGCAAGTTTATTCAACTCACCAGATTCATAAGACACTGAGTTACTATCTTCAATATTAGAAGGCATTGGTAATGCAATAACACCATCAGGTCCCAATACTTTCTTCTTATCTACATTTTTGGCAATTGATAATGTTGAATATGGATTTTGATTGGTCAAATTCTGAGAGATTAACTTATTATTACCACCACTTGCCGCAGTATCATAACTATAAATCACCAACTGCAAGTAATCGGTCGTTTCCGTTATTGCTTCATATGGATATCTTAATATACCAGTAGGTGCTGCCATTTAATATGACCAGTTATCTTATTATTAATTATTTAGACGGTATTTAGCAAAAGGTATTTCTCGTGCATCAGCAAGTTCATCAGATGTAATCTCATAAATTTGTCCAACAATTTCGTTCCATGTATATTGTCTCACTTTACCCCAGTGTAAGTTAATACCTCTGAATCCCCATGAAAAAACATCGCTAACTGCCACAAGAGGATTTTGATCATATTTTATATTAGGAGTCTTGGGTTGATATACAAAAACATAGTATCTACCCGATTCTGGAACTTTACCTGCTTCTTCCAGTACACCCATCAATTCGAGCATTAAGTCATCAGGATCTTCAGTCCCGATTACATTATCCATCACAGAACGAATACGATTTGATTTATCGTCCGTTGGATTTGCCATTATTTAATACCTAGTTCATCTTCTGTTAAAACCTTAAACTCCCACATACGATCCTTACAAAATTCTTCTGCCGCTTTCCATTTTGCCATATTCTTTGCATATTCTGTGACTTCATAGATATATGATTTTGTTTTTCTTTTTTGAACTTTTGGTTCTATGGTTTGTTTTTTTGGTTTAATTTCAATCAAATATCTTTTAATCACACCATTATTTTCTTTGACCTTAATATAAAAGTCTGGAAAGTAACGATGAACTCGATTATCTAGTGGAGAACGATATGGTAAGGCAATTTCTTCAGATCCCCATTCAATAATATTTTCATTTAAATCACAGTACATCATAAATTTTCTCTCCCAAAGAGAACGATAGATGATGTTTGTTGGATCACCCTTATATTTTTTAGGGTATGATGGTTGAAATTTTCCCTTATATGACATCTAAATAACTAATAACAAAGGCTGTATTAATATTTAGAAATGCCTAATATCCCCAATATTCAAACTTTAACTTCTAAAGATGTTCGTTCTACACTTGGGGAAGGTGGATTTGCACGGTCAAATCTGTATCAGGTTTTTATCGAAAATGGTTGGGCAACGAGTAATTTTATAAACCACTTAAAAATACAATCTTTAAAACCAATTTATGGTTTTGAATGGGACGATACTTTTAAAAGGTTATTATCATTTTCCTGTGCAAGTGCAACTCTTCCATCATCAACGTATGCAACTGGAGAAATCAAAGACAACTTTCAGGGTGTAGTTCAGGAGTATGCACATACCAGAATTAATACCGATATAGATTTTTCATTTTATGTTGATAGAGACTATAAAATTTTAATGTTTTTTGAGTCATGGATGAACTTTATATCTGGTGGTAATAGTTTTGATCTTCAGGAACCAAGTGTTTATAATGAAAACGTTGGTAGCAACTATTATCGCCGTTTTAATTATCCAAAACATTATAAAAATGCATCGGGATTTTATATTACAAAGTTTGAGAGAAACTATAATGTTCCTGGTGCAACTCAAATTACATATCAACTTATAGATTCTTTTCCCAAGGCAGTTTCTGCTATTCCATTACAGTATGGTGAGTCTGAGATAACAAAAGTGACTGTTACGATGTATTATGACCGATATAGAGTTTGGAGACAGAATGTACTATCGGCACCAAAATTTACTGATGGTGCTGGAAACCCCTCAGCTCCAGGAAATGAGGTTCCTGGTTACTATGGTCCACCAACTCCTGGGACAGTAACTGCTCCAATACAGTAATAAATAAAAATATCTGAATTGCATCAGGGATTATGCCTTTACCAAAAATTAATACTCCAACATATGAGTTGGAGATTCCCTCTACTGGAAAGAAAATTAAGTATCGTCCTTTCTTAGTAAGAGAAGAAAAAATCCTAGTGATGGCACTAGAATCTGAAGACATGGGTCAGATTACCAATGCCATTATTGAAATTTTGACCGACTGTATTATTACCAGAGGCGTTAAAGTATCAGAACTTGCCACATTTGACATTGAATATTTGTTCTTGAACATTCGTGCAAAGTCTGTTGGTGAAAAAATTGAAGTTAATGTAACTTGCCCAGATGATGGCGAAACAGAAGTTCAGATGGAAATTGATATTGATACCATTAAGGTTCAAAAAGATAAAAACCACAATAATATTATTAAATTAGATGATACTCTTTCTATGAAAATGAAGTATCCATCAATGGAACAATTTGTTGAAAATAACTTTGAAGTGAAAGATGCTGGAAGTGGTGTCGATCAATCTCTTGATATGATTTCTTCTTGTATTGAGATGGTTTATAATCAAGATGAATGTTGGTCTGCTGCGGACTGTACTAAAAAAGAAATGATGGAATTCGTTGAACAAATGAATACAAAGCAGTTCAAAGAAATTGAAACATTCTTTACAACGATGCCAAAACTTTCACATACGATTACTGTGAAGAATCCAAATACCAAGAAGAATAATGAAGTAGTTCTTGAGGGCTTGGCATCTTTTTTCAGTTAACGATGTCACATACTAGCCTTGAGGTGTATTACAAGACTAATTTTGCCTTGATGCAGTATCATAAATACTCATTAACAGAGCTTGAAAATATGATACCGTGGGAGCGAGAAGTATATGTAACGATGCTTCAGCAACACATCGAAGAAGAAAACCTTAAGGCACAACAACAGTAAGTGGCATTAGAAAATCAACCAGTATTCCAAGCACCATCAATTCCAAAAATGGGGAAGAGTAAAATATCTTCCTCAATATTTTCTCGTGAAAAAACTGGAGATAAGCCAAAATTAGGTAGGTCGACGGTCTCATTTGTAAGACCCCGAAGAATTTCTGCACAAAAAAGTGAGCAGTTAAAAGTAGATACTAATCAAACTATTGTACTTGCAGAAACCAATCGCATACTAATAGAAATACAAAAGCAGTTAGCACTAGATTTTGCCAATAGAATTGCTGAGAGAAAGCAAAATTTACTCGCCACCAAGAAAAACTTAAGAAGACAAAAATTAGTTAAAAAAGAAGCATTTGTAGAAAGAGGAATAGATAGATCAAAAATTGGTACTTTGGGTGCTAAAGTTTTAGCACCTGTTAAAGGTATTTTTGATAAAATACTAGAATTTTTATCTTTAGTTGGTGCTGGAATTGTAATTAATAATGCCTGGAATTGGTTATCTAAAAAAGAAAATAGAGATAAGTTAATTAAAATATTTCAATTCTTAAAAACATATTGGAAGCAGATTTTTGGTGGTATTCTTATTGCAAAAGCAATTGGTGCTATTGCAAAATTAGTTGGATTTGCAAATACATTAAGGAAAATATTTAATCGTCTTCGAGGTTTAAAAGGAAGGGGAGGTACAAACCAAGGACCAAAACCAGGATCTCCAGATTTTTGTCAGGGTGTTATGAAGTGTGTTGCTGACAATGTCAAAAGTGTTGTTGGAACAATTGCTGCTGCTCTGGTTGCTGGTGGGTATATTCTTTCCAAAAGTGCTCTTGATTTACTAAAAGGTGGTTTACTTGGACAACCTGTAAGAGCTAAACCAACACCCACGTCACCTAGCACCCAAACTGGACAATCTATTGATGAAATCTTTGAAGAGTGGCAAAAGAATTATAAACCAGGGGATTCTCCTCCAATTAATACTCCTGCTCCAATGACTTTCCCGGGGACTAACATTCCCTACCCATCATTTGAGCAACAAACTCCAGATGCTACAACAAGATTATTTAATAGTCTCAATTTACCATCATGGGCAATTCCTATTGTTGAATCATTAGTTACTGCAGGACTAATGTCTAGGGGAAGAGGAATGCCACTGAGATTGAATAGACCCACACCTACGATACAAAGACCTCAAGTGAATTTGGGAAGTAGTACCAGTTCTCCAATATCTCCACAGGCAAGAAGAATAGGTGCTGATTTCTCAGTTACTGAAAGACCACCAGCTGTAAATTTGGATGTAGGAGCAAGTTCACCACTAACTAGATTCCCAAGAGGTTCAACACCTTCTGTTTCTAGTGGTAGAGGTGCAAAATCATCTACACTAGGTAAAAATCCACTTGAAAATATTGGACAGGGTGCAAGAAATACTAAAACTAAAACCCCAACAAGCAGTGAAGCCCAAGTAGATTATAAACAGTTTGCAAAAGATATTTCTATAAGAGCTAAACAGTTTAAGGATAATCCTAATATTTACAATGTTTCTACTGGTGCCAATAGGTTAAGCACTAAAAGAAGATTGCTTGACATATACCATGGAAGATCTTCTCAATATCAAACTCTTACTGATAGAGCATCTGCAAGAAGAATTTTGAATACCAAACCCGAACATGGTGGATTTGGTATGAATTTGCCAGAAATTCAACCAGGAGCAAATCCAAGAGCTCTTGAGAGACAACTTAGTGAAGGTGTAACGAGTTATACCAATGTTCAGGGTAGATCGAAAGGTGGAACAGTATTCGGTCAGGGTTCTCAAACAACCGATAGTGTTCCTGCAATGCTTGCTCCTGGTGAGGAAGTTATTCGTTCATCAGCAGCAAATCTTTTCCGTCCACTTCTGAAAGACATTAATGATAATGCTGGAAGAATGTGGTCGGCACTTTCTAATGCTATTGGATTGCAGACAAAAAATAATCAAAAACAAGAACTTGTTAATGAAGAATTTGGTCGTTTAACCGAATCTTTTAACAGAGAACTAATTGGTTTAATCAATGAAAAAAAAGCAGAAAAACTAGAGAATATTAATGTCGGTGGTGGTGGTCTCGGTGGTGCTGGCGGTGGTGGTCGTAGTTCAACTCCTATTGTTAGAACTCAAAAAAGAAAGACGCCAAAACAAATTCAAACATATAGGAGAGGAAGAGGTGGTCCTGGTTCTTCCAAATCTGGAGAAGGAAAAGTCACTACAATTAACATGACTCAACCAGCACTTAATCTTGCTGGTCAACAAACACCAGAATCACCACCAATACAACCATCACAATCTTCATCTCCATCCATTACTATTCGTTCTTATGACGAATCAAATCCATATATCATGAATAACTATGCAATCTATGGTATAGTATTATAGGTAATAAGATATGCAATCCGCATTAACATCTTTAAAACTTAATGTAAGAAATATTAAAAGTACTTTAATTAGTGGTAATAAGTCACTAAGAAAAATTCGTGCGGAAGAAAAAAGACTTTTCAAAAGACAGCAAGTAGCAGCAAAAAGAATACAAAAAGAGAACTTTGTGGAGGGTACGGGAATACCTGGTTCTGGTATGGTTGCAGGTGCGGCAAAAAAAATATCTGCACCTGCAATGGGTTTATTTGATAGATTGAAGGAGTTTGCTGGAAACGTTTTATTGGGAATATTAGTAAATAATTTACCTTCGATTATCAGACGAGTTCAAAATTTCTTGGATAAAAATAAATGGGTTATTGAAACTTTAAAAACAACTCTAAAAATAACTGGTGATTTGTTTATGGTTTTAATTGATATTGTCAATTTCTTCAATCCCCAAAAAGCAAAACTAGAAGCAGAAAGAAAAGAACTAGAGCAAAAAATAGATTCATTGGTTGGAGAAACAAGTTCTATTGAATCAGAAGCAAAAGCAGCAGATGCTGCCGTTAATGATTTTGTTGGAGATGAATTGCGTGAGAGAACTGATGAAGAAGTTAGAAGTGATGTTGTAACTGCATTTAAGGAACAAAAACTTACCGAACAGAATTTTACCACAACTCGTCTTGCAATATCCGCAGCACAAATAGATAAGAATGATCCAGTTAAATTGAATGTTCCTGGTATTGGAACTCTTGAAAGAGTGAAAACTAGTGGTTTTTTAGGGATAGGTGCAGGCACAAAAACAACAGCAACCGATACTTATGGTTATGATATAAAACCTGAAGAATTTATGAAAAGG